ATAAACATCGTTTCTTTGATTAAACGGTATTAGCACATCTTGATCTAGGTAGATTACATCATTTGTAATCCTAGCGGTATTGTGCCAAAAAACATCATCAATGAATGCAGTGTTTATAAAAATAACGCTGGCTCCATTTAATGAATAGGTTGGACCATCAATGCCTCCTAATGCGTCATTGAGGTCACTTAATAAACAGCCTTGCAAAGATTGATAACTGAGACTGGTAGCATAATCTGCTGTGTCTACCACGGTCATGTTTGTCCAGTTGTCTTGTGAATCTATTAAGGGAACTTGAAATATCACACTGCCAACATCTTGACCGTTGTTGTTTACGCCAAATACTGATCTTGTACTCAGATTGGGTGCATTGATGTCTACGCCCAACGAGCTGGGTCCAGACTGAATAAAAAACTTGTTGCCAGGTTCGTTTATTTGAAACACATAACGTCCACCTCTGGCCAGTGTCAGAATAGGATTAGGCGAATCATTAAACCCACTAAACTTATAGGTATTTGTTACACTATCAAAAGTTACGTTGAATGTCTGCTGTAACGGCACTGTGCTGGCAGTAACATTTACAGCCGCAGGACCATTTTCTAACCAATAATATTGTGCAAAATTAACTAACTTGTCTAGATCAACCTGTGGATCATATGAATAATATTCGTTGTCAAACAAACGAGAATGATTGTCGCTGTATCCACCATAAAAATTTATTTTGTTTAGTAGGTCTGTATAGGTAGTGGCAAATTCAATGTCACCACTCACACTATTTTTTACAACAATGCTAGGCTCAAGCTGATAATCTTGTCTTTGTTTGGTTGGTTCAATTAGATAACTGTCTGTGGTTTTGTAGGAAGGTGCCAGTTTTCTTCCTATGTATCCGTTTATCCTAGTAAAATCTGGTTCACTGACCAATTGGTCAGTAGTGGCGTGCAAGAACTTTCTATTCGTGTCGGTTCTAAAAATTTCAGGTAAAAATTGTAATGTTTTAAAAACTGCCATTATTTTTCCTATTAACCAATCATATTCAATTGAGCTGCTGTGATTGCAGGTATAATCTGTACATTATCTACTGTGGCTGCGCTGACCAGTATCTCGTCTGGGTCTGCGTTTATTTGATATAAAGTTCCAAATCTACTGTCAGTGTTTGAAGGTACTATCACAATACTGCTCACATAAGGGACCAGTGAAGTGTGCAAATATGCACTCAGTTCGCTGAAGTAAAATGTTTCACCAAAATCCCAGTTGTTGATATCAAAGTAGGCATTAACTGCTGCAATAACTTGGCTTTTTACTTCGTTGTCACTGATTGTCAAATTTGGATTTTTGATCACTTTAAAAGTGGCTCGTAAAGCTGCCGCTGCCTTGCTGCCGAACAGCGGTTTGAACACAGCCGGATTGTAAATGATACTGTCACTGATTGTTTTCAATGCCTCAATTGATCCAAACTCTGTTTTTAAGTCTGCAATAGTGGGTGCTACAGGTTCTGCCACTTTGTTGCTGGTATCAGTTAGGTAAGCAAAATAATCATTGGAATATGACTTGGTCAATATGTAAAAGTCAATTAGGTTGTTGGGACTTGGATCAATTCTTCTGTTGTTAGGAGCATTGTGTTTGTATTGGAATTTCAAACTTTGTCTACCCACTCTTGCAATATAGTTGGTTAGTACGTTTAATTTTACTCCTTCAGACTGATAAAATGTGGGTCCGTTTTCGGCTGGCACCGATGCATCGCCAAGCACAGCGTAAAAAATAGTGCCGTCCGCATACAACGTGATATTGTCTAATATACTAGATTTGGTCTGGTATGCACTTACAATTGTAGTTGGGTCAACTGGATCGTAGCGTAAAAAATTATACTGATCAATTGACTCGACAAAATAAACATTTTTGTTTTCGGGATTGACAGCAGGATCAACCAATTCTAAAAACAAGTCTGGATCATCGGGCACTTCGTCCAAGTTGTCATCGGGAAAAGTTATTTTGATTTTTCTGTTGTCGTCTATTCCGTCAGCACCAATGGCACGGTCCCAAATTCTATAAGATTGACTATAAAACAACGCATTGCTTGAATCTGGTTCTGTGTTGATTCTTAGTACCTTGATAAAATCAACCAAGGTAGTTGCTGTTCTACTGTCATACACTCTTACATCAGGGTCAAAGTAAAATCTTGTTTCTCTTTCACTTTGGAAATAATAATCTATACCGCGGCTGACTGCACTGTATTCACCATTGGCAAAAGACAGGCTAACAAACCAACTGTTGTCTGCACCTGTGCCAGCAGTGCTGCCTGCATTGGCCAAACTAAAATTACCACTGCCAAGATTTTGACTTTCAATAATCTTCCAGCTCATGGTGGGTATGTCGTATCTTAGTCCAAAGGTCTTGAAGCTTAGGATTTGCAAGATAATACTGTTGATTAACGATTCTGACCAATCGTTGGCAAATACTGGAATGATTTCGCTAACAATGGCTCCAGTGGGTACAATCACACTTAATGTAGCCACTGATGTGAGGCCGGGGCTGTCATAGTTTATTATGCTGGCCCATAGACTGGTACGTTGATATTCTGTTTCTGGCGTACCTGTCTGTAGCTGATTTTGTGCATCAAAATATTTTCCAGCTGGTGCAATGAATTTTACTAAACTGCCTTGTACTAGAAATGTGTAGTTGGGACTGGTAAAAGTGCCGGTGCTGCGACCCGAACTGGATCCAGACTGAGTCCATACTCCCACTGTGGCCACTGTGCCAGTACCGGTACCCACTGCGGTAGCTGTGAATATTGTGCCCACAGTGTTTTCAGATGCACCAAAGCTGGTAAATGTTGTTGTGCCCAAGCTTATGATTTTGTAAGTGGTGCCTGCCGCCATGCTGGTGGCCACAATAGGCGATCCCAAGGGACTGTAGCGTGTGGCAGTGTCATAATACAGGTGTCTGGTTGTGATACTTGATATTAAAGGTTTTAAAGTGTTTCTAACAATGGCATTGACTTCGGTGCTGCTGGTAAACTGGAACACTTCAGTTTCGTCATAGTTTTCTTTGTATATGATACCGTCTTCGGCAAATATGTTTGTGCTGCTGTATTTTCCAGTGGCATCAATCACATCAAGGTATCTACTGACTCCTGAACTGGTGCGATTTACTGCCTTTAACTTTAAAATATTGTTGAACGAAGTGTAAGGCAACACATTGTAATCTTCGCCAGTGACCATACGATTTTGTGTATAGTACTGTTGTGGTGCTTTTGTTCTGATTTCATCAAGACTTTCTCTTGATATTGCATTTGTCACTGTGTACTGTAGGCTGGCTCTCACTGTGAGTGTTTCTGCGCGACCTGTTCGACCTCTATAAGGCAGCACAATAGTGATACCTGACATTTCGTCTGGCGTGATCTTGTAGGTGAGATTGTTGCCTGTTCGGTAAAACACTCTGAAATTGCCCACAGGTATATTGGTAAAAGAACCGTCACCAAAAACCAAGTCAATTTGGTCGTTGGCTCTAGAGGCAACACTGTACAAGTTTCTTTCGTCGGTATTGTTATAAATCACGTTGATGCCGTTTACTGCAGGCACCTGAGTCCACAGTGTGTCCAAGTTGTCACTGCTGGTCAAACTGTACAACCATACGTCGGTGTTGTTGATGTTGTCAAAATTAACATTCACTATTCTATTGTTCAAACTTTCCGTGATGTTAAAATCCAATGAATTCAAGGTGCCTTGTTTGAAGTAGAAAAAATACCCAGTGTTGTTGCTGGAGTTGCCTTGATTGTCGTTTCTGTAAAGTATATTAAATGCAGCCGATGTGCTGGGAGCTGCTTCGTAAATGTATTCTTGATCCAATGACGTTGCGCTGACTGCCTCAAATGGATATGTTACACCGGCAATGCTGGTGCTGAATGGGTATGTGGGTGTGATTCCACCAATTATGTCCACCGCGTATTCATCTGTCCTGATACCGTTTAGATTTTTTGTGGCACCTGGCTTGCCAACTGCTTGATTGGATACCAGGGCTGCGTTGATTATTGCTGTAAACTGTTCTAGCCAATTTTCATTTGTGCTATCGTTCCAGCTGATAATAACATTGCTTAGATTGATACCGGTGCTGTCAAACAGTGTTTCTGTGGTGCTCACACTGTCAAATTTTAAAAATCCCGAAGCAGGCGTGCTTCTTTTGGGATTGTAACTGATCAATCTTGCCAGTTTAAGTATGCTGTCTCTACGTTCCGCGGTATCTAAAAAGTTTTCTCTAGCATTTAGATCGGCTCTGAATGCCAAGCTTTGCCCTAAAAAAGCTATTAGGTCAATCAGCGCGATGTATTCTGAACTGTCGGTAAAATCGTTGAAATCTTCAGGATAGTAAGTACGCAAGTACTCGATCATGGATTTACGCAAAGTTTCGTAGTCAAAACTTTGGAAATCAGCTTCTCTGAAAGTTTGATATATCTTTGTCCAATCTTGTTGGACCAGTAAACTTGTTTGTCTTGTTGTAATAGCCATACTCAATACCCGTGTTTTGTATTTATGGAAATAATAAAGTGGTACTTTTAAGCAGCTACTACAGTGTTCAACTCTTTATTGAATTGCAGTATCAGTACATCGCTTAGATCGTCAGGCAAAAATGTCATTTCAATTTGTACCTGTAGACCGTATTCAAACTGGTCAATCAAAACGTCATCCACTCGCACCCTAGGATCATAACTGACCACTCGTTGTATATCTTCAACAACCAACGCTTTGACATCTGCACTCAACGGCTCAAACAAAATGTTCCAGATGATACTGCCAAACTCTGGATTCATGAGTTTTTCGCCTTTTCTTATAGCAAAGTGATTCAGTAGGTCGCGTTTGATCAACTCAAGATCGGTCAATCTAAATTTTTTAAACTGATCTATAGTGCTGAAGCCGCGGTATCTAGTTATAGCCATGTTTGTATTTATTCTGGTGTATCTGCACCTAATGTGCGAATCGCGTAACGACCACCGTTGAAGTAAATGTGACCGGGGCGTCCTTGACTGTCAACGGTTTGCCCGGTGTTACGCCACACATTGGCTTTTGTGGCTATAGAATAATTGACCAAATTGATAGTGCCATCAGAGTTGCGTGGATTTTGATTCAAAGGTGGATACCCTAAATCTTGATATTGATAGGCCAGTGCCAGCATGCCGGCTATGACTTCTTTGCTGTCACCATCTCTAATGGCGCCGGCCTTGATCAACTCGCTGTACTGTTCTTGTATGAAATCATTCATTATGGCGTCTTGCACTTCTGTGGCCGCCACAAACACTTCATTGGTGTCTACCCCATCCCGAGCAGTCCAGGTGCCGTCAGGATTTTTGTATCCGTATCTGGTCAACAGCCACTCGGAATTTTGGTACTTGCCCAGCTTCAATGGTGATATTGCAAATGTAACATCGCCGCTGACGGTGTGATTGCTGCCCAGCATGATTTGATTGTTGGTCAAAAATGCTGTGCCTGTGCCGTTTCCGGCTGCATTGGCTACAAATATGTTGCCAATTACCACATTGGCCACATTGCCTTCTAGTCCAAACAATGTAAAATCTGTGGTTCCTATACTGGTAATCCTGTACGTAAATCCCGGCACAAAGTTGCCCGAGCCGATATTGCCGCCTTGGGACTTTTTGATTACCATGGTGTTGCTGCCAAATGCACCAACACTGGGGCTGCGTATGTTGGCTACCATGCCCAATCTTATGTCACTGTGATCACTGTTGGTAATAATCAGCGTGGCCACATTGCTAAAATATGTGTTTGCATGCGAAACCACAGTGTTGGCATTGATGTTGGCCACAAAAGGTCCCAGTTGCGGTACGCCAAGATTGACCAGGTTGGCATTGATGTTGCTTTCTAAGCTGCTTAATTGCACTTGAATACATTTTGTTTCAAATTTTGTAAGGGTTTCAATGTTGGGTCTGATTTTGTCTAGCCCAACACCGCGTGGCGAACCAATATTTCCTAGCACTTCTCTGTTGGCAGGACTTGTGACTGTAAAATTGTTTGCACTTGTTATACCGGCGTTGGACATTATGTTTTTCCTGGTGTTTGTGCTTTAGGCGGAACAATTTTGCCTGTGTTCTTTTTGAGTTTGCCAGTTTGTCTGGTCCATGGTTCGTGAGTGGGTGCAAACGGTGATAGGCTTTCGAACAATGTGCTGGATGTTTTCCAGAGTTTTGTGTTGTTGTCGTATTCTACATTGGCCTGTTGATAAAACTCCAACGGCCTATTGGTCAACGGTGAAGCGGGGGTACTGGTGTTTAAAAATATTTTTCTACCTTTTAACACTATATCTGCACTGGTTTTCCAACCACCGGTCACTGCTTGCATCAACAGTGTAGTTCCACTCTTTATTCCCACATTGCCTGCATTGAGAGCATAATTTTTTGTAGCAGTCAGTTGATAGTGTTGTGTTTCGTTTAAAAAATATTTGGCCGAGCTAATTTTCAAGGTGTTGCCACTGGTAATGTTTATGTTGTTGTCTGCGTGTAAATTCAAATCCTGTTGTGCTCTAATGCTGACATTGCTATTACTGAACACATTTACACTGCCGTCAGGTGTCAACTCTACCCAGGCAGTGCCTCGACTGTTGCTGATATAGATCAAGTCTTCGGTGTCGTGCATGAGTATTTGATGCCCTGAACTGCTTCTCAATCGCATCAGTCTGTTTTGACCGTAGATGTCACCGTCGTCCATGACCAAGGAATGTCCACCTTTTCTGTTGGGAAAAGTTTGTACAGTGGATATATTGAGATTTTGATTTTTAAGCAGTTCCTCAAGATTAGGGAAGTCTGTAGTATCCGGACTGGTACGACCAGGACTGCTTAATCCTATCACTTGACTGGGAGTTTCTCTTTGACTGCTGCTGGTAATGGTGCCTCTAACCGGATCTTTATCTAGTCCCTGTTCTATCACAATGTTGGCCTGCCAGACGTGTACCACCTTGGGCAAGTTGTAAAATTCTGGATTGTTGTCTACACTACTGGTTTCAGACACCAGTTCAGCAGTGGGCAAATAACTGGTACTGGAAACTCTGCCTTTGCCAAACTCAGGGTCCTCATTTATTTTTCCTGCTATGGTATTTCCAAACGGTCTTGCCAGGCCAGGTACCATGTGTGCTGTCTGCATGTTGGGTACACAGGCAAACCAATAGCCTCGTGAGGGATCGCCCATCACAAACGTGATCAACACAAAGTTGCCCACATCCGGAGGCACTGCCCAGAAGCCGTAGGTTTGTTGAGCAAAAGCAAAATTGGCGTTGTCGGCCGATCCAGGAAATCCTAGTGTACTGCCCATGAACGGACTGGCATATCTCACAATGTACCACTTGCTGGAGTCATCTTCGTCGCCGCCGATATCGGGCACAAACACAGCCAGGCGACCCAATCTTGCAGGGTCTGCATTGTTCTTTATAATGTCT